TCCCATGCCGCCTCGCCCTCGATCCGGTCCGAGCGCAGCTCCTCCATCCGGAAGCGCCGGACGACGGCCGGCTGTCCGATGGAGCCCATCAGGTTGCGCCACGCGAAGGTGTAGCCGGCCGACGCGACCTGAAGCCCGGCGTTCGGCGGTGCATACACGAGCAGCGCGTTCTTCCCGTGGATGAACTGCATCGAATCCGTCTGGCCTTCCTGCGAGGCGTTGTAGACGCCCTCAGCGACCAGCACCTCGTCCACCCGGAACAACTGCGCGAGCAACTGCTCCGTCACGACGTTCGAGGACGTGTACTTGTAGCGGTCCACGATGTCGGGGTGGTGCATCAGGGCGTTGAAGACCTGAAGCCCGACGACCAGCTTGTTCGGCCGGTAGCCGGTCGCCTGCAGCATCGCCGTGGACGCGGTCAGGATGTCCCCGATCGGGTCGCTGGTCGCGTAGTTGTCCCACGTGTTCGCGACCGTCGTATCGGTGCCCCAGACGCTCGTGGTGAAGAACGAGCTGGCCCAGTCGCGCTCCATGCGCATGGCGATGCGGAGCGCCACGAACTCGGTCGCGTCACGGTCCACGTCGATGGCCGCATCGGCATTCCACCGGAGCTGGTCGTCCACGTCCTTGTGGATGGCCCAGACGTCGGCGTAGTAGGTGTCCGACGACAGCGTGTAGCCGCTGCCGACCGACTCGGCGCCGGAGCGCCGCTTCTGCGCCTCATCACGGAACCAGTCGCCCTTGGGATAGACGTAGTACTTGTCGCTCTGCTTGTCCACGCTGACGATCGGGAACACCCGCGTGCTCACGAAGCCCCGACCTCGATTGAGGTAGGAGACGAGCACGTTCGTCAGGATGGAGTCGGTGTGGACGTCACGAAGGGTGGGCTGCGGCATGGTCGGTGTCTCCGGCTTTCGGACTGAGCTACTGCGGGCCTACCAGCCCGTCGTGACGATCGAGTACCAGCACTTGATGCGAACGACGCCGGTCCCGGTGGTGAACTCGCCGGCCCCGGTGTTGTGCAGGACCAGCGCGACGTTTTCGGCCTCGGCCTTGGGCGTCTTGGTGTCCGTGGCCACCGGGCCACAGAACGAGACGATGTCCGAGGTGGAGTCGAGGAGGCCAGCCGTGTCGATGGTCTGCGACACGACGTCGCCGGCCGCGCCGACCATCCGGAAGGCCATATCATTCGTGCTGACGGTATAGGCGGTGCCGTTGTCGGCGATGACGAGGGCTTCCTTGAAGACGATCATCTTGCCCGCGCCGGGCGCCGCGACGATGGTCTTCGGCGTGGCCCGCAGCGCCAGCAGCTCCGCGCTGGAGACGGTGACTTCGGCTACGCGGTCGTCCAGGGCCGTGGTGACACGGTTGCCGACCTTGTAGCTGCCACCGCGCCCGCCTACGGTGTGATAGGGCTTCGTTGCCGACATGGGTGTCTGCTCCTACTCCGAGGTCGAACTACGTGGCGCGACCGGCGGCGGCGCAGTCGATCCAGGCCGAGGCGATGCGTCCGGCAGCGCCGGCCGCGAGCGTGATGTGGCCCACGATGTATTCGGTGGTGTCGGTGCCCACGACCTTGGCATCGGCCTGACCGTCGGCGCTCGTGCCGATGGCCGTGCCGACCGTCAGGGAGGCATCGGCCTGCACCTTGGTCTCGCCGTAGATGGCCACGAGGCACGCCTCGCCGGTGGTCGTCGGCTTGTCCTGAAGGACGCCAGCCGGCTTGTCCGTCGCTGCCGTGCAGATGATGACTCGCGGGCAGCCCGTGGCGCCGACGTTGCCGTCGAACTTCACGAACTTGAACTGACCGGCGCTGAGGTCGCCAGTGGCCTCATACGTCTTGCAAACGAGATTGGACTCGACAGCCATGTGCGTTGCTCCTACGTCGTTGTCGTTGACCGCCTACCGGCGGGCCGTCGGGTTGACCTGATCGCGCTTGTAACGGTCGTAGGCCACGCGCTCGGCCGGGAACAGCTCCCGCGCTCGCACGATGGCATCCGGCTCGGAGAGCTTCGTGTCGGCCTCGCGCAGCGTGGCGACCTTGGCCATGAAGGCGGCCTCCGCATCGCCGGTCTCCGTCTTCGGCTCGCCGCTCCGGCCAACCTCCGAGAACACCTTCGACGTCCGGGCCACTTCCTGCGCCGAGGCGAGAACCTCCTCGATGCGGGTCACGTCTTCCTTCGGCAGCGCCTTCCGGATGCGATACAGGAGCCCGCCGTCCTCGGCCTTCAGCACGAGGTCGTAGGCGCTCTTGACCACCGAGGTCGCTTCGGAGACCTCACGGGTCTCGCGCTCGGCCTTGATGACCTCCTCGGCGTCATCGAGACGCTTCTGGATGGCAGCCTTCTCGGTCTCGGCCTTCGCCTCGGCATCGGCACGGGCCTTCTCGATGGCCGCTGCACTGTCCGAGGCCTGCTTGGCGACGAGTGCCTCAAGGTCGGCAATGCGCTTGGTGACGGCGTCGGTGTTGGTTTCGGTGGCTGCGGGCATGTCCGGCTCCTGATGCAACTGCTCGGTCTGTGGTGCGCGCTTCACGAGCAGGATGTGGCTCCCGTCGTTCGTCGCACGGTCGAAGTTCGCGCCTCGGTCCACGAGGTCGACTCGGTTGACGTCCAGCGCCTTGTAGCGCCGCTTCTTGCCCTTCGGAGGGGTCATTCGTCGACCTCCTCGCTGATGGCCGTCCCCTGGATGGAGAACATCCGATACTTGCCGGAGGCCACCTTGGCGAACGTCTCGGCATCGAGCTGGAACCCAACCCACCAGCGAGGCGCCACGGCATCAGCCGCCAGCCCCCACGCTTCGAGCTTTTCCGGCGTGATCATCACGCTCTCGATGAGGGAGCCCTTGGCGCACTCGTCCTCGTGCATCTCTCCGCACTCACGGAAGTTCAACACGAACTTGTAGGCTGCCGACTCCAGTACGTCGCTGGGGATTTCGTCGTCCTGTAGGTCGACCATCGGCTGACCGTCGGACTTCACCGCCACATTGGCGAATCCGAACACCTGTCGGCGACGGGCGTCAACCTTGGAAATCTCCAGCACGGCAACAAGGTAACCACGCGCCGGACCGCTCCGCAAGGGGACAATCTCCGCTAGGCCGATGCCCCCGACTCCCGCAGGGCTGCCTTTCGACGCCGCGCAGCCGCCTTCCGCTCGGCATCGGCCTGCCGCTGGCCGACCTCTTGGCACTCCGGACACACCTTGAGAGCCGGCGTCAGCCGGGCGGAGAAGCGATTGCCACATCCGGGCATTTCGCACACGAGGCCGACCGTCCGAAAGTACTTGTCCATGGATGATTCCTCAGGCCGCCGACCGGACGATCGGCGACCCCATCACAAGCTCCTCTGAGCAACGACAGTGCGGGTGGACGGCGCCGGGCGTTGCGATCGCACGGCCGGAGGACTCCCAACTGGAGTCGATGGGGATGGTGATGCCATCCAGGGCGCTACAGGTCGGGCAGGTGCGCTCATCGAGCGCCGTCACCCATACGCGCTTGGCGAAGCGGGGAATGAGGCCCAACGCCTGACCGAGCTTCCAGGCCTGTTCCTTGCCCACGTTCTCGGCCACAGCGGCCTCAGTCCGAGCGATCATCCGGGCGCGCTGCATGCGCCAGCGGTCTCCGAGTTGGACAAGGTTGCGTCGAAGCTGCCGATGGGGGACGCCGGCCTGCAACATCGCCGCATGGCGCTTAGTGAGATGTTCGGCCTGTCGCCAGTGGAAGCCTCCAGAGGCCCGCAGTAGGTCAAGTCGACGGGCCGGTGGGAGGCCCATCCGGCGAGCGTAGCGGTCCACGGCCGCCAGCACCCGGCGTTGGTCCGTTGACATGTTCGTCAGGAGGTCGAGGGCGCGCTGTTGGCTGTAGCCCTCGGGCGCTGATACGGTGCGCCCGAGGCTGTCCATGCGCGCCTGCCGGAAGCCTTCCTTGACGCCACGAGCGAAGGCTCGGTCAATCTCGGCCGCGATGGCATCGACACGCCGGCCATACGTGCGCCGGACCTCGGTGGCGATGTCCCCGGCGCGAGCGGTCCGCTTGGCCTGCTCGCGTCCCTGCCGGAGCAGCCGGTCAATCTCACTCAGCAGGCTCATCGGACTTCTTGCGCTTGCGCGGCGCAGCGGCCGGCTTCGGCGCCACGCGAGCGGCGGCGACCTGTGCCTGAATGTCCAACTCGGCATCCATGCGCTCGGCCTCGGCATCGAGGGCGGCCTGTTCATCGATCGCGATCTGCTCCGCTCGCGCCTCGAAGCCTTCCGGCGGCGGCGGGAACTCGGCCACGTCGTGCAGGTGTTCCTCAAGGGACGTGTTCGGGAATAGCGGCAGACCGGACGCACTCGCCTTCTGGAGGAAATCGCCGAGCGCCACGAGGTCGACCTTGCCCACCTTGGAGTGCTTGACGCGGGGCAGTTCCTCGATCGGCCACCCATTCAACTTCCACAGGCGCGGGACGGCCACGCGGTTAATCTGGTCCTCGATGTGGTCAAGGAACGCCGTCAGCGCCAACGTGAACGCATCGACCTTGGTGTCTGCAAGGGCCTTGCTGCCGACCTGATCGTGGCCGATGAGGATGAAGTCGGCCAGCATGGTCATCGCGATCCGCTGGTCATACCGCGTGATGATGGCGTTCGTGTCGACCTTCTTCCCGGTGTTACCGCTGCCGAGCAATTCCAGCGTCGAGCCGAAGGGCAGGACCAAGCCGGCCTGCTCGTCGTTCCGGATGGACGTCACGAGGCGCTGGGCGTAGGCGAGCTTCACCCCCGCGTTGACGTCGTTCGGGTTCCACCAGTCCTGATTCTCGGGGGCCGTCATCACGGGGATGCCGTTGAGGTCGCGCTCGATGCCGATGCCTTCAATCTCCCGGATGCGCTTCTTGAAGTACCAGCTCTGATAGGCCGGCCGGATGATGGAGCGGCCCTCGGGATTGCCACGGCGCTGGCCAGCCCGGAAGAGCAGGAGTTTCTCCGAGGCGATGGACACCGGCGGGAAGCCCTCGGCCTGCTGCTCCAGGCCCTCCCAGGCGCCATCCTCA